GTGATCGTGTAAGAGCCAGTCGGCCCGCCGCCGCCACCGGCGCCGAACGGGCCGAGACATTGATAGTTGGCCCCATCCGAGATGATCCACACGCCCTGACCGGTCGTGAGCGCGAAGCTAGCTCCGCCGCAAACAGTCGAGACCGTGCCGGTAAAGGTCGCCGTGCCGGCACCGTTATTGATGGCCGCAAAGGAGAACGCGGTGCCGAACGTGCTTGCCTGCGGCACGCTCACCGCGATCGGATTGGTGTTGGCGAGCGTGATCAACTGGCCGTAGTCGGAAGCCTGTACCGTGTAGGAGTTACTCGACTGCGCGTTGACCCCGGCGAACTGCTGGTAAGAGTTCACCATGTCGTTCAACACGCCGCGCAGAATAGCCGGCGTGATGGCGCCAATGATGTTGTCCGGCAGATTGGTATTGATCTCGCCGGTCATGTTGCTCTTGGTCTTCTGCGCGAGCGCGGAGGCGTGCGCCAGCAAGAGCGCAAGAGCGGCCAGGACAGTCGCCAGCTTCTTCATCACCAACCTATCGTTTTGGTATTGCGTAATTGCGCGATGTTCGCCCGGAAGATGCGGCGGTCGAGCCCCACCGTTTTCGGTGCCATGGCCGGGTTGTCCTTCATCTTCAGATAACCGCGCAATTGCGATGCCGCGCTGCCGGGATGATCCTTTTCAGGATCGATGTCGCCGATGAACTGCCCCACGCGCTCGTCGTTGGTCAGACGCATCAGCTCGCCGGCGAGACGCGTGATCAAATAGTTGGAATTGGGAAACCATGGCACCTGCGAGAAATCGTTCATGTCCGGCATCTGTGGATTGTAGCGGACAGTCGCAGGGTAGTTGCCCGATGCCGGCGGCCACACGTAGAGGTTCATGGGTGTGGATGCCACGTCCACATACGCAAGGTATGGGTAAGATGCGAGCCCCGGCTGCTGCACGAAGGTGTCGAACTCCTCCTGCGTGACGCCTATCAGCACATAAGGCACCTGGAAGATTTGATAGAAATGCCCACCGCGATGCATGCGCAAAAAATCTGCCGGCATCGGGTTGGGACCGGACCCCGGCGCATAGCCCAAGCCGGATGCGGTCGTGCTAAAATTGAAATTGAAGCTCTTGCGGATAACCTGAAAGTCGTAGTCCTGAGCTAGCTCCTGCAGGGTCGCATTCAGGAACTGCTGCGCTTGCGACACGTAACCGGGACAGCGTGCGGCCTGCGTGGCCAGAGCGATGATCTGATTGCCGGATAACGCCATCTAATCCTCATCGGAATATTCAACCCAATTGTCCGGGTCGTCCGGCTCATCCTGCTCATGCCGGTACGCTTCCCACTCTGCCGTTGGCAAGCTTAGCCTCCCACTTGGCCAGGTCTGCACTGAGACCATCGATTCGCTTCTTAATCGCTTCCGCGACCTCGTAAGCCTCACGCTGCTTTTGGATTTGCGATTGGGTGAGCTGCAAGTCGCCCTTGCGGTTACTCTTGTCCCAATCTTCCTTGAGCTGCTTATCGGCGCGATCAATACGTACGTTCTGCTGCTCGGCGTTGATATACTCCTGCTTGATCTTCATCTGCAGGTCTTCAACCTGACCCCAAGCATACTGCCGCTCAGAGGCATCGCGCAGCTTGTCGAGCAAAGTGTCGAGCGCCGCTACCGAGCAATCACGCTCAATGAAGGTCTGCAAGACGATCTGCCGCTGGCCATGCAGGGCGCACTGGAAGCTGATTCCGATCGAGGGTATTTTGTCGAGATGCAAGGGATCGTCAGACACGCAAGCCTCCCGGCGTTTGCGGCGAATTGCGCACGCCACCATGCCCAAGTTGAGTCAGGCGCTGCCGGCGGAAATGATCTTTCGAGCGACCCTCAATCTGCGCCTGGTGCTCCCACGCCCGCTGCATGGTGTCACGCAGCATGATCGCCACGTCGGCCGTGACCGTGTACCAGTGCCCCTGCGAGTAATCACGATTGTTGATGCGTATCTGGTTGCCATCCGGCGGCAGGTCGATCAATACTTCTTCAACCGGCTTGGACAGGCCGCGCTCATGCCGCGCTTGTTGCAGAAGCTTTTCCTTCGCCTCCGTGCGCGCCTTGGCTTTCAACTCCTTGTCGATCTCTTTCTGAACTTCAACCTGCAAGGCCGCAAGTTCAGCATCAGTTAAAAGTTCGCTCATGTGTGCGTCCATGGTCCTGCAGCAATGGCGCGCGCCGATACCAGAATCGGCCAGCCGGTGCTGTCTACACCGATATAATCTCCTGCCCGGACGAGCAGGAAGCCTCGGTTAGGGACGTACAGGCGGCCGTCACGCGTGAGCCCACAGGTCGGGCCGTAGATCGGATGCGCCGGGTTGAGGTCGTCAAGAATGGCGATATCAATGGTGGCATAATCTGCCGCATTGAAGACTGGCGGCACCGACGCATCCACGACATTCAAGGATGCCGTTGCTGGTGGTGCCAGCATCGCGTTGGTGATCGAGTTATTGGCGTTAGTTCCGAGCGTGACAATAGCCATCGAACCACCTCAGTTTGCGATACCGGAAGCATGATCGAAGCTCGGCCCGAACTGCGACACGCTCTCGACCCGACACATGAAATTCTGGTTCTCGAACAGCGTGCCGTAGAAGCATTTCCAGCCGACCACCCGCAACTGGTTGAGCGGGTCGGACTTATCCGCTTCTTTTAGATACGTAAACTTTACATCGTCTAATAACACCTGCCCATAAGCACCGCGACCGATCACAAAAGTCGGATAGACCGTGATGCCCGCGCCGGGAGCCGCCGGCGGTTGCCGTGCCGCGCCCGTATTATTAACGATCGTGACAGTGGTACCTGGCGCGAGCTGGGTCGCGAGACCAGCATAAGCGCCGGTGGTCGGACCTTGAGCCCCTGTCGTGGATGTCACGCCGAGCGAGGCGTTCGCCATCGAGGAGCTGTTCGAGACATAGACGTTGTAAAGAAAGCCGGCTGCAGTCGGCAGCACCACCGCAATCGAGCCTGCAGTGCCTGAAGCGATGCTAAGCGCGGTCGAGATTGCATAAACCTGGCTCTCGAACTGGTTGTTGGTGTCATAAGCGGTGATCTCCAGCCAGTACGGGCTGGCCGCACTGGTCAGCGAGCCACCGGCGGTCGCCGCAGTATAGGAGGCACCGCCCGAGGTCGCGCCGAAACCGGTGAATGATGGCACCATATTCGATTCACAGAACCGGATACCGTTAAACTCCCCGGCTTCGTAGTTGTAAATACGGTTAATATCGCTATATGCCCAGGCTGTCTGTACACCCGGATTCTGCCGCAGGTCGGCTGCAACAAATGGATGTACGATCGCGGTGTAATGCGGCATCTGACGTGGGTTGTTGGATGCCTTTGCGCCGCCAGCATCTGCCTCCAACTTGGTATCGGTCATCTCGTCGCCGCTAAAGCGCGGCGCGCCGGCGTTGAACAGCAGGGAGTAGGCACGCTGCACCTCGAACGGCGAGAGCACATCGCCGGCAACAAGGTTGGCGCGCGCCGCGCGCGAGTTGACAAAATTGTATTGCAAGCCCCCGAGCAGGGTCTGGAAGGTATTACGCTCCAGCGTTTCAGCAACTTGCAGGCCGACCAACTCGGTCGCTTTTTGGAATAAAGGATGATAGATCGTCATTTCAGCCACGTCTGTAATCGTGACTTTATCGCCCCACTGCTGCGCGACAACGCTGACCTGCTGAATGGACATGGTCTCGCCGATCGGCGGCACCCCTTCTGAAATCGGCGCGAGCGGCAGGGGTATTCTCATGTACCGCGTAGCGAGGTACGTCGTACCGCGCCCCTTGGGGAGGGTCAAAGGGTCGCCGAACTGGTAGGCAACAAGCTGCTTCCTTGCGAGCGGCAGCGTCTTTTCGGCAATGTAATTGACAATGTCGCCGCTAAACTGACCGGCAATATTTGCAGTCTGTCCACTGATGGTCGCCATGGCCCTCTCCTATGAGCGGGCCTGCAGCCCGCTAGATTATTACATCCTTCAGCCGTTCCTCGGCTGTAGACACCTTGCGAGCCGGTGGAGTGGCACTGCTCTTGCCGGCCGCCGGCCGCACGCGCTCGTTCTCAACCCTCCGCGTCGCGGCACGCCGCTGCTTGCCGGCGGTAGCCGCCCCATTGAGCGCCTGCTCGCCAAGCAAAAATTTTAAGATGGTCTCGCGATCGGTCGGTTGACCAATACGCGACTGCTCGCTGAACCTTTGCTCGACAGCCTCTTGCATGCGGCGGTAAACCGGATTGCTCGCCGCCTTGGCGTCGTAGGCAGATTTGTCCATCTGCATCAACATCCGCAGCTCGGATTGCTGGAGGCGGGCGTTGGTACGTTGTTCGTGCTGATTGACGCGGTATTCGGCGCGCTCCTCCGGCGTCATCAGGTTGAGACGCTCGCGCTCCTGCTGGTCGTTTAGCTGTTGCTGCTGACGCTGCCACTGTTGTCGCTCGTTCTCCCGTTCCCGTTCCGCGCGATCCATACGCTCGCGCAGATCGCGGTTCTCGTTGGCTAGTCGTTGGTAACGGTCGCTCCTTCGCGGCTCCGCTTCATCGACAGCGGCGCGCCCCTTTTGTGGTGCCCCTTCGTCGCCTTCGTCACCAGCGCGTTGGGTGGAACCTTCGTTGTCTTCGTCCCGCCCTGCGCTGTCCTCCCCGGTGGCTCCTTCACTTTCGGACCCAGCGTCCTCCCGCTCATCCCCGTCCGGTTCACGCTCGAATGCTTGTGCATCATCGTCCTCGTCAGCCATGACGCGGTTATCCTTTCCTCGGCGATAACGATCGCCACTCGGTCGTGAGGTTATTTTAGCGGTTACGTCCGCCACTCGGAACCGGGAGATTAAGACTAGTTTGGCTACGTCGTCAATATGTTGTAGGGTTTCAGCTATGCCCGATCTGGTAATGGACGCAATTAACGAAGCATTTTGCGCCGAGATACGGCATACCTACAGCATCACGTCGCGCGATCATGCCGCGCATGGTGGGCTTCCCGGCGCGGCTAAGGTGCTGTTAAAGCGCATAAAAACCCTGCAAGACTACCATAACGTTGTTATCGATATGCTCAATGGAGAGAACGACGACGATGGGGCCGGTTGAAGAAGGTGCCAAGGTCGCCAGCGGGGTCATCGACGCCCTCAAGGCTCAACCGGCCGTTCTTGCGCTGACCATCGCCAATTTTGCCCTGCTCGCCTTCATTTTTTACGCATTACACAGCGCCGGAAAATTCCGTGAGACCCTGCTCAATCAGGTGTTTGCAAATACGGCGCGCATCCACGACATGATGCAGCAGCGTTCTACCGCATGCCCACCCTGCCCGCGCTCCGAGATCGATCAACCGTTGAAATCTGCCGGGACTGTCGACGAACCTTCCAAGCCAGTCGACTGAGGTCGACGTCCGTTACCGGATGCCTGCACCGCCTGCTGCAAGCTCTGCGCGAGCACCACACAGGTCGGCGCGAGCTGCATGCCCGCCGCCTTGCAGGCAGCATCGAACACGACGCTGAGCGCGCCCACCATCTTCTCGTCGAGTTGCCAGGTAATCATCAGTGCATTCGATCAAAAGCCAGCATCACGGGGCCGCCGGTCGTTGTCGTCACCGTGATCTGCTGGCCATTGGTGGCGCTCAACAGGGTGTTAAGCTCGTTCACCGCCGACGTGAAATCCTGGTACTGGTTAACTGTCGGCCCTTGCGGATCGAGCGCAGCCAGCGCGGTGGCCAGCGTGGGGTCGTCACTCATGGTGCGGGCGAGGGACAGCAGCGTGCTCAGCGTCGCTTGGAAGTTGGTCGTCGTCGCGATGATGCTTTGCTTGAGTGTCGTTACGTTGGCCATTTTTCTCTCCTATTGCTTATGTGAACACGCCTGGATTGGTGCCGCCCTTCCAGCCGCCGTTGTAGATGTAGAACTTGTTGTTCGTGGTGTCGTAGACCATGGGGACACGACCGGTTTGTGTTGTAGGTGTGCCTGTTGGCGTTCCTGCGCATGTTGGAATGTAAAGAAAACCGTCCGTTGCATTGGTGGCAATGGCAGCATTACCACAAACCACACTCTGCGCGCTGGTAAGGGTAAGAGCAATTTTATTGGCTGACGCAGTTCCATCACCAACGACAAACTGCAAAGCGCCGTGAATAAAACTTGACATCACAGGCGCGACATCTGCAAAAGCAACTATTTGTGCCATTAACGTGTAAGCACCACCATTATCCAAGTAAAAATTGAACGTCCCCGCCGAATCATTAAGATGCGACAAAGTGCTTGGTGTAGGCGAGCTACCTCTAGTGCCACAAACTAAGAACGCAGGCCCAAACCCGCCATCACTTACCCCTATATAGCTTGAAGCCCAATACAAGTTACCATTTGAAATAGTTTGCAGTGTTGAGTTGGCACCTGCAATCGACACATTGCCGCTTGTATATCCGATGTCATTGATAGTGACGTGCTGAAGCGTATCGACCCGCAATGCTTCCCTGACACTGCTGGTGGCGGCTAAAGAAGTCCCGAGAACAAGCGGACGAACCGTTCCGCCTGCGGTGCCCACTTCTGTCCCAATCGTGAACACGCCGGACGTTTCATTCCAATCCAGCGTGGCGCGCTCAAAATTGGTGCTGTTGGTGAAGGTGTTATAGATGCGGAGGGTCGTTGGATTTGTGCTCTTGTCAGCCGGAAACAGCGCTAACTTTGACCCGGTCGTATCGTCATTTACCAAGCCCGGAAATCCAGATGTCATCCCGCCAAAGCAAAGGAGCCCGGTTTCAGCCGTAAAGAACCACTGCCACGTCGGAACGCCTCCAACGGTAGTATTTCGGCCAATTGCAGCAGATGAGGATACGCCCACAGTCTGTGTGGCACCATAATCTAAGAAGTAGGTCGGCCCAGTATTGCTGAATACGATAAAGTTGTTGGAACTGGGGAAATACATTTTGTTTTGGATGCCGATGGTGCTGGCTGACGACACGCCAAGGTCCATCAACGTGGCACCGCCGTAGATGAAATTCACTCCTCTTGTTGAACCTCCACCTGAACCCTTCTCCGTCCCAATAGTGAAAATGGGAGGCGAAGTGTTCTCATTCCAATCCAACGTCGCCCTTTCATAATTGGTGGTGTTGGTGAAGGCATTATAAATTTGGAGAGTTGCTGGAGAGTTAAATCCTGTACCACCCCACAATCCAAGAGTGCCTGTTCCCGGAGTGCGCGCCAACCATACATCGGGCGTTGTCGATAAATCGGTAGTGGCAGTCCACGCTATCGGGCCAGAGTCAAGTGGAATAGCCGGATTTGAACTTGCAAGTGTTAACCCATTGCGCCAATACCCGAATGATACGGAAGTATGTGAGACAAATCCTGATCCAGTAGGCAAAACAATATCACCAAAAGCATCAACATAAAATTGTGTTGTTCCGCCAACTTGTAGATCAATTATTTTCGAGTCAGTTGTTGGTGTCCTCTCATCACTCGCGTGATATGCTGTGGCTGTTATATTTAGTTTAGCCCCATCAAACGCCACCGCCGCATTATTCCACGTCTGCGTGATATTCAACGCGGGCTGCGAAGTGGTGAGGGCAGTGCCGCCGCCTATCGTCAACGCCGACGCGGCAGGGTTGGCAATCTCATTGATCGTGACAGCCTGGTTGGTGGCGTCGTAGGTGAAGCCCGCGTTGCCACCAAACGAGCCAGAGTTGTTGAACTGAATGGATGTCGTCGGTGAAGCCGGAATACCGTGAACAAGCGACGAGAGCGCGCTCGCCACCTGCGATAATGTATAGAGATAATCGACCGGTGCCGTGTTAGGAGCCTGCACCCCCATCAACACATCAGTAGAAGCCGGCGGTGCGGGAGCTTGCGCGATCTGCGAGAACTTGGTCCCCGGAATTAGCGGCATCACGCCGGGAGGTGTGCCGCCATCCATATCAGTGCTCCGTTATATAGTTACTCAACCCGTCCTCAGTGATGTAATTGTTCAGAGTGTCCTCAGTAATGTAATTGGTGACAACCGGTGGCGGCCCCACCTTTTGCTCAATCTCATCGTAGATGTGACCGAGATGGGCAAAATAATAAAGCGCAGAAAACATCAGCGCAGCTCTGCCAACGACGCGGCGACCTTGCGCCGCTTCTCCTCGAACATGGCCAGCTCGGTACCTAGCTCTTTGTATTTAGCAGCGATCTCCTGCTCCTGCGCATTAAGCTTCTGCTCACGCTTGCCGAGCGCTTGCCGGGCCGCCAGCAACTCACGGGTCTGCTCCTCTAAATGCTTGTTTCCCTCCGCCAGGTCGGCAGCCTTATGCTCCAGCTCCAGCATCCTGCGCTCGGATGCTCGATTGCGGTCATCAACGGTCCGCTGGTAATGATCAATCGACTTGCGGGTGGCGACCAGCTCGGCCGCTTTTTTGCTCAGCTCGGCGTCTGATTGCGCCAGCTCCTGCTTTTGCCGCTCTATCTGCGCCAATTGCTGTCCAGCACGCTCGGCGACCTCAGCATAACCGTTACGCGCGCGCAAAATCTCGTCCAGCACCTGCTTGACCGCAGCCTTGTCGCGCAACGTGTCGACCAGCTCGCTGAAACTTGGCAGCTTCTCGGCGGGCAGGGCCTGATTGATCGCGGACATGCCCATCATCATGACGCGCCTCTATGTATTCTGGATCACGAGCACGCAATAGCCGGCGTTCTGCGGCACGCCGTGATACTCGGTCTGGTTCGCCGCCATGCGCTGGTTGGTCGTCGCCACGGTCGCGGTCAGCGGCCCGATCAGGATCGACGCCGGGCTTGTCGCATCACAGTGCAGCCGCACAAACCGGGTCGCCTTATTGAAGGCGGGGCCGCTCGCCGAGCTGGCTCCGACCGCAACCTGGTAATCGGCGATCGGCGGATCGAGCGGGATCTGCGTATTCTCATACATACCGAGTTGCGAATACTCGGTGACGTAAACGAAAGCCATTTACTTGCTCTTTCCCTTGGGTATCGTTTCATGCGCATGCAGCGACGCTCCAGCAGATGCCACGACAGCTGCAGGAATCTCGACCACCGCACCGGGCACTGGTATGCCGTTGCGCGTGAACGTCTGCACGAACGACGACCCATCGTCGCAGAGCAGCGTCAGCAGCATGTTGTGCGCATCGAGCGGATCGAGTGCAAACGAGACGCCGACCGGCACCGGGCTACGCTCACCCATCAATGATGCAAACATAAGGGTTTGACCATCAGCGACGGCCCAAACTGCGCCAGTATTCATGGGGTCTACCTCCTGATTTGGTTATAAGTATAACGCTTCATAAGCGGCGCGCATAGCCTCGAACTTATCCGGTTCGTAGATGACCCGCTGCCGGGCGGTCGCCCATGGCAACTGACCCTCGCCGTTGGTTGGCATCACCATATGCCAGTTCTCCGGCTTGTGACACTCCTCCGGATCATCGGCACCAACCGAAGCGAACAAAAGCCACGGCACTTGCGTATGGATGGCAAGCGCGAACGGACCATTTGCAACGAAACAGTTACACTTAGCCTGCGTGTACAAGGCCGCCCGCGTATGCAAGTGCGTGCTCGCCTCCGGGCAGATCGCAAATCCCGGAATAGTCTCATGAGCCATGGCCGTATCACGCACGAAAACCACATCTTCCCCGCTTTCACACAACCACATCGCGAATTTATACCACTCATCAAGGTTGCTGTTACGCTGCGGATGCCGCTCGCTCTCGCGCAGCGTGATCGTCACCGGATTGCGCCCCTGCAAGGAGGTGCGCATCACAGCA